CAAATGACCGTAGTCACTAGCACGATGCTTGACAGGTCGGTATTTAGGCAGCTTGGCAGTGTGATCAATGCAGACTCCGATAGATCCGGCACATAGACGAGCGAGCTGAGCATTGTCCGTCTCTGCACTCCATAGACTCACGAACTCAAAGCATGTCGCCAGGGAAGGAGAGGAGATCTCAATCTCCCCTCCGAGCTTTTTAATAGTTATTTGCATCTGTAGTCTCCTGTGGTTGTCTAGCTATAAACAACACCGCCATAACAAGTAAAGTTAATTGTAAATGAGCTAGGATCTCCCTCTGAGAAGGATGCAACACAGACGCATTTACTGAGAGTAGCTGTATGAGTATCTGCGTCTCCGAGAGCAGTAGCGTCTACTGTATACTCAAGATCTACGCAATAGAACTCTACAAATGGAGAGCCTGTTGATCCTGTGCTGACGTTACTCGCATATTGTCCGGTCTTGTTGATGAAGTCCAGGATTGAGCCAGCTTCTGACGCGTCTGTGAACTGACGGAAATAAGCCGCGAATGAGCCGCTTGCAGATGGCTCGTCATCGCCTTTGCGTACTGTTGTGATAACTCCTCTGTCTCTGATCACAGTCTGAGCCGCTTTTGGAGTGTCAATGCTGAGATTGCCCTCTTCGTAGCTGACTGCGAGAGTGACAGGAGTTCCTGTGCCGTCCTTTAATGTGATGACACCGTCTCTGCGTGTTTTTGGGATTGTTGAATAGGCCATAAATGCTCCTTATTAGGTTAGTTGTATTGTATGCAGAGCTGACAGCTCTATCTCTGAGATTAGATACTCCTGAGAATCCGGAGTCCGTCTTGTTGCTCTCTCAAATCGGATCTCGATACCCTTCCCAAAATTGGGATTCATGAGAGCTTCGATGACCTCCTGTTCTTTGTCGAGTGCATTGCCATAGTCCAGGATCAAATCATGAGGACGGAGTCTGTATGCTATTTTGATGAGCACCATAGTCTCAACGTAAAGACCGACCGCTCTCCTTTGTCTCTCGTTTGCCTGCTGTGAGGAGGATACCTCTACGGCAAATCCGAGATGAGCGAGCGTGTTTTGTGTGCGTCCAAATAGCTCCGGTAGTTGTCTGACCTCGTTGAATCCTGTCAGTGCTCCGATTTTGTTCGCAAGTGCTCTCTGTACCTCTTTGACCGATACGCTCATTAGTATCTCCGTCTCCAATAGTATTCTCCTGGGCGATTGAGGAAAATAGTCGGCTGTCCCCTTGTTCTTTTGTTTGGATCGTCTGGCTCTCCGTTATGATCCTCATCATACACAAAATTTAGAGAGTCGAACTCATCACGATAGAGACGATAGTGCTCATTCGCAAGATCCAAATATCTCCCGTTGCTCTGTCCGAGAGAGCTATGGAAATCTCGGAATATGAGATAGAGGCTGAGATGACGATGAGACTCAAAAAAGCTCTCAGGAGTCATCATGAGATACTCGTACCCCATCCCTCTATTGCGTATGCGTCTCAGGAGTTGAAACCATGCGTCATCTATGTACTGCTGATAGCTAGTCAATGAGGACGGCCTGAGATTCTCAAGATCCGAGTATGTTGCTGTCAAATCGATGTCTGAGACAACAGGATAGAGTCTGCGACGGACGAGAGCTGCCATCCTACGGAATAGATACTCTTCTCCGTCGATCTCTAGTGTCCACTCCTGGACATATCCCTCACCTAGCTCCAAAGTCGCAGCGAGTTGCTCTGCCGTATGCGTATATGATACTGTCCCACTAACCGCGATTGTCGCAGAGGCTCCTGAGATGAGATCTGCTCCTGTTGGTTTGGTGATCGTATACGTCGCTGACGTTGGCACGAGCTGAGAGCCATCGCGATAGACTTTGATCTCAGTAGTCTGAGACCGGCCTCTCTCGAGTAGCTCAATAGCTCGGATTTGTGCTGCGTATGGAGTAGATGAGGACATCTATTATGCCTGCTGAAATACTACAGCCCAATTTGAGCCGTCGCACATTACAAGAGCAGCTTTGCCTGCAGCAAGTCCTGCTCCTCCGATGATTGGAGAGCCTCCGTCAGTTTGGATCACAAAAGAATGAGCCGATGACGCGCTATTCTTGAACCAAAACCAAGCTCCGTTTTTTTCAGCAGGCACTTTGATAGTAGCTGAGGAACCTTTGTTATTTGTGATTACTTGATACTGAGAATCACTATAGCTCAAGTTTTTGTCTGCTGTGATTGTCTCAATGTTGAGTCCGTCTTTTTGGACAATGTGACGAGGGATTTTGAATTCTGCTTTGTCTGTGAATGCCATGACTGACTCCTATTGATTTTTTTTGTTTTCTGCTCTTACGATATGCTTGACTACCATATCGCGAGCTTTTTGGTGTGAGATGTTGGATTGCTGAGCGACTCTTTGAGCGATCCTGTCAATCGCGGCTCTTTTGTTATCTGAGCTCATACGCAGCTCCTCCTAATTTGTCGACTCGCTCAATGGCCTTTTTTGTCAGGTTGAGCTCCTCTTGTTTTGTTTTGAGTCTTGTCGCTACTTCTGGTATATGCTGATCTCTCTCTAGTCTGCTCATCGCTCTATTCATAGAGATCAGACGCAGAGACGCGATTTGAGGATGAGGAGGATTGAGAGCTCCGGATGCTACGAGATCACGTCTCCATTCGTCGTATGACTCCTGATCGAAGTGCTCAATCATGCGTCTGCCGATCTGCTCAAGTTTGATCCATTTTGATGTGTGATAATTGCCTTTGTGAGCAGGATACACTCTGAGATAATCATGACGAGCAGGATCGAGTATTGTCCATCCTTTGTCCTGGAGATTTGTTCTCATGATTGAGGAGTCGATACGATTGCCGATGGCTCTTGTGCCGTTGACTCCTGGAGTCTCTCCGATTGAGGACAAAACAGGGAGGAGCATCGGGATGCTCGTCTTCTTCTTTTTTCCGTCCTCTGTCATAGCGTATCCCTCAAATACTTTGAGCTCCCAGTTTTCGGGATTGTGTGCAAAGAAAAACCTTGCGTTAGATGCCTTGGGAATCCGAGTCTGTACTTCGGATTTTTGTTCCCATGGCTGTGCAAATTTGCTGTAGTCTGTCATGTAGTCTCCTATTGAAAAAAAGAGTCAGGAGACCGCAAAATCCGGAGACTACAGAGATGATAGATCCTGCAGACTCCTGACAAAGCGATCTACTAACGAACTGAGAGAAGCTTAACGCCTCTAGCATCCTCGATAACACCAAGACCAAGATACGCATGGCCTACAATGTAGGTGCTTGCACTCATTGGCTTACGGTCAAATTCTACGACGATCTTGCCCATAGACATGAAATCCTTAGAGCCTTGAAGAGCTGCAGGAATACCGTCCACATAGCCGAGAGCCATCGGAGAGATCATGAAGTTATCATAACCTGCAGATCCGTTTTCGTTGACGTGTTTTGAGCGATATACATCTACACCGAAGAGATTGCCTGCGTAGTTTTCACCCTTAGCTGCGAGCATGTCCATAGAGGATTGCATACGGCTCACTGCATTACCTGTCTCATTACGAAGAGAATCTTGTAGCTCGGTCAATGCTTTAGGAGCGAGTACTGCAGCATAAGGTCCAGGAGCGCCAGCTCCGGAAGCAGCTTGCTCGAGAGCAAAAATACCGTCAAAAAAGTCGTCTACGCTGAGAGATGTAGAGTTAGATCCTGCTGTTGAGGAGAAGTTTGCAGCTGCGAGTCCTGTGAGCTCGGCAAAACGAGTCTCATAAGATCCTGCAATGCTCTGAGCAATGCGGAATGGATCGATATCCATAGAGCCGTATCCGGTCATGGATGCAAGGTCGTCAATATGATAGATGATGTACTGACGAGCAGCAACAAGATCAGCAGTCTGTACTGTCAATGCAGTAGCATTCGCGGACTCATCGGAGATCTCGGAAGTAGCTGCAGCCATGCTGTCGTATCCGTCAAGGCCGGCAAGACGTACGCGTACGGTATCACTGCCGAGGCCGTTGATGCTGCCTTGATAGCTCAAAAGAGCAGTATTGCGGAGGTTAGCGTTATCTTTGAGGAGGAGGTTAATCTCTTGAGAGATCATTGCAGCGAGTCTCAGATTGCCAACAAGACCGCCAGATGAGGATACATTGTCAAATGTAATCGGATTAGATGTAGCCATTTTAGGCTCCTATAGTTAGGGGTTAGGTTTTTTTGCTTTATGGGCTCTTCAGCTTTTACCGGAGCGACCGTACCCTGCTATATTCTATCCTATTATAGCATAAAAAACAGGAGTGCAACAATGATCGATATTTTTGCTCGTTGGGTTGATGGCAAGCTCGTCTGTGAACCCAAAAAAAGACGAGGAATGAGCAAGGGAGAGTATCTGCGAGCTCTGCATGCCTGTCAGGAGATGAACGAAGATCAGGACGTAAAAAAGCCCGATCAGAGCGAGTCCGATCGGGCTGAGTGCACAGAGCGAGAGAGTATTAGTACCAATACCAAATGATCAATGCGTCAGCGTCTGTCAATGCGGCTCCAAATGTCAGACGAGCAACACCGGCAGCTCCTCCGTTAGCAGATACTGAGTATTCGTCATTGTCTGCAGGAGTGTCTCCGAGTGCTGTCATATTGCGGAGATTGAGACCGTTTTTAAATACAAGTACGGAGTTGATACTGTTGCTTGGCAGAGTCTGAGCAAGATCGATAGTAGTTGTTGAGCTACCGGAGATCTGAGCTCCTTCCTGAGCAAAAGTGATGCCGAGTTTTGCAGCAGTCACAGAGGAGGAGGCGAGTTTTGCAGCAGTCACACCACCATCGGCGAGAGCAGTAGTACCAACGGCACCGGAGGCAATCTTGACAGATGTAACTGCAGCAGAGGCAATCTTGTCAGAGGATACTGCAGATGTCGCGATTTTGGCAGTAGTTACGGCTCCGTCTACGAGCTCGGCAGTGTCTACGGCATTGTCTGCCAGTTTTGCATTGGTGACAGCATCGTCTGCGAGTTTGGAGGAGTCGATTGCTGTAGCTGCGATTTTTGCAGATGAGACGGCTCCGTCTGCGATTTTGGCAGTAGTGACGGCAGAGTCTGCGATTTTTACAGTAGATACTGCGTCAGATGCGAGAGCAGCAGATCCTACGGAGCCATCAATGAGCTCGTCAGCACCTACGGAGTCATCGGCCATCTTTACATTGGAGATAGATCCATTTGCGATTTTGGTAGATGTGACAGCATCATCTGCGAGTTTGGCTGTAGTGACAGCTCCGTCTGCGAGTTTGGCTGTAACTACTCCTCCGTCTGCGATAGAGATGTCGTCTCCGCTGATTGTCAATCCTCCGGACGCAGTAACAGATCCGAGGCCTGAGAATCGTTGAAACTCAATATTATCGACTCCGAGAGAAGGAGGAGCATCATTGATACATACAAATCCCTGATTGTCGTAGGTATTACCCTCGAGCGCGAACAAAAAAGCACCGGGGAAATCTGCAGAGGCATCCATGTCAGCAGTGCGGGACATTGCGGATCCTGAGCCTGCGAACTCGTATACACCATTTTGTTTTTTATCGGTTTGGTTGAAAAGAAGGACGCGATCATCTGCAGAGAGTGTCACTCCGTCGATTGCGGCAGGAGCAGAGCTGATGTCTACGTTTCCAGGAGCAGCGACTCTCACGTTTTCTTTGATGCTGAGACCTGCAGCAACACTGTCGACGTAGCTTTTATTAGCAGCGTCTGAAGAGTTGCTCGGAGTACCGACTTGCAAAGTACCGGAGGAGAAGTCAAATGTGCCTGTCAGATCCATTTTTGCAGCAGTAACAGCAGAGGCTCCGAGTTTTGCACTAGTGACGGCTCCGTCATTGAGTTTTGATGTGATGACAGCAGCGTCCAAAATGTTGGAGGACTGTACTGCGTCTGTTCCGATTTTGGCATTGGTGACAGATGCTGCTGCGAGTTTGCTAGTGCCTACGGCTCCGTCAAGGATTTTGGCACTGGTGACGGCATCGTCTACGATTTTTGCTGTCTCTACTGCGTCACTCGCGAGTTTTGCAGCAGTAACGGCAGCATCATTGAGAGCTGCTGTCAATACGGCAGAGGATCCGAGTTTGCCGGATGTAATAGCTCCGTCAAGGATTTTTACTGATGTGACGGCATCTGATGCGATTTTGGCAGCAATGACCGCATTATCGGATAGCTGACCGCTCTTAATTTGAACTGAACCCATGGGTTAGACTCCTATATATAGTTTTTTGGTGAAAAATGCATTTTTGTAGTCTCCGGATATAGATCGTTATGATGCCTGAGCGATATAGTCGACTGTCACATAATCTCCGACTGCAGGAGTGAAATTTGTCGTGAATGTCGTGCTGTTGTACTCGTCAAATGTCTCGCCCTCGACCTGTCGGATACCATTATAGTATACTCTGAGAGATCCTGCCTGATATTCTTCCGGGATCGTAAAGCTCGTATTTGAGCCGTTAACCTGAGACGTGAGATCGGCCTGCTTCATGTCTCCTCCTCCTGCTCCTGACTCATTGATAAAAAAAGCAAATCGAAAAGCCATGGCATCATAACTCCTCAAGAATGATAGAGACCTCTGCATTACCGCTCTTGGATGCAACAAAAATAGAGTCCGGTCTATTCTTGCCTCGTCCGAGTCTGAGTACGACATAATTGCTCTGTGGCACTGTCATTTTGTTGCTCGGCACAGCTCCTCCGTCTGTGGCTCCATTACGACAGACATAGAGCTCCTTTCCTTGGGCTCCGAGAGAGATCTGAGTTGCTGCAGATGGCAAGAGGATCTCTGTTGTTGTGGTATCCGTTGCTGTAAAATTATAAAAAGCCGGATACTGATTTAAGCTGCGTAGATCTTCGCTCATGACTGTCTCCGATTGCGATTTTGCCATGCTGCTCGCACTTTGTCTCTATTGGCTGCATAAAAGTCTGGATCTTTGAGTGCTCTCTCCAAAAAGCCCGGAGAATCGGGAGCAGGGATTGCTCCGACATTTGCACGAGGAGGAGGAGTCTGCTGCTGTTGAGTGTACTCTCCTAAAGACTGTATTTGTGAGAGCGTAGATGCCTCCTGAGGAGCTTCTTTTTGTTGTGGTGGTGTGTCTGCCTCTGCGATCATCTTGAGAGCCTGCAAATGAGGACGGATTGTGATCGGAGCATTCTCGGGATTTGTAACCTGCTGATCAAGCCATTCTGAGAGAGTCTGTCTATCTCCGTCTGTTTTGCCTTTTTGTGCTCTCTCAAAACTCCATTCGATTGCCTCAATCAAGTCTGGATCTGTCAGACCATGCTTTGAGATACTTTGATAGCGATCAAAACGCTGCTCGGAGTGTTGGAGTCTTGTCTGCATCTCTGCGAGCTGCTGATTGAGGATGTCGACTGAGCTCATTGCTTTTTCTGCTTTTTCAAGTCTCTTCTCTGCCTCCTCAAGTGCCTGCTCTGCAGATGTTGCTCTGCTCGCGACTTTGCCTATACGTTCTTTAATGATGTTTTCCATCTCTGATTTGAGGACGTATGTACGTCCGTCTTGCTCTATCTCTGTCATTTTGTCTCCTATGGTTAGATTGAGTATTGAGCTCTCTCTTGTCGTATACGCTCAAGTTGTTGCTTTGCCTCTATCGGATCAAGATCCGGATTGAGCATTTGCATAGCGTCTACTGGAGAGATGAGGCCTGCTGTCAGCTTTTGGATGATGTCCTCTCGCTGAGCTCGCATCTCCTCCGGAGAGAGTCCGAGAGGAGTATATACGACTCTGTATCCTGACTCCGGGAGAGATGCACCTAAAAAACGATTGCATAGCATAGCACATTTGGCGAGCATCTCCTCATCTGCTCTCCTGAAAACAGGAGCATATCTGCGCTGTGCTTCTCTCTGTCCATCACGAGAGATTGAGAGTGCATATCCTGATCTTGGATCTCCGGATTGTCTGAGCACTTCGGAGGAGATGCCTGCTGCCGTTGCTACTCTGTACTCATATTTTGAGATGCTGTCCAGGAGCTGAGATGGATCTGCGTATGTAAAAGAGCCGATCAGAGGCTGTCCCTGCATATCGGGCTCAGTCTGAAACATAAGGATGCTGCTCGGATCTGTGCTGATTGCTGATCTGCGTCCTGTCAAGTCTCCTTCGAGCTGAGAGAGTCCGGAGAGATGCAATCCTGCGACATACTTCTGAGGCCATGAGTTGTCTCTGACGCAATGGACATAAAATGAGAATAGTACGGCAGCAGTGAGAGATCCATATGCGAGCTGAGCAGCGTCAAAAGCGTTAAATAGCTGTCCTGTTTTTTCCGCATGATACAACACGACAGGCAAATAGGGGACTCCGTCTCTGCTGCGATATGGATAGTACTCTCCTCTCATTGCCTCGTGTCCCATATACATCTCTGACACATCGGCTCCTATGTCTCCGGTAGGAGTAGCCTCAAAC